CTATTATTATATCACATTTTAGTCCTTAAGTAAACCAGGAAATGCTTCATTGACGATAGGCCGTGTCAAACCTTCGGGTGGCTTTTTATTGATCATATTGACAACAAGTTTGGCATCCTCAGGATGGACTCCTTCAATAATACCCATAAAGATATTTTCTCTTTTAAAGGCAGGTAACTTATCGCCTGGACCACCTTTAATGAAATATCCAAATTTTTTATTCTCACGCATGAGATTTGCCGGAGCGTTATGTGGTTCTGTTGCGGTATAGGGTGGTTCGCCTGTCGGCAAATTCCATTCAACAGTAGAGTCCATAGAACCACGAATAACATCTTTGAGTGGCCAAGATTCATATTGCTTTAAAACCTCAACCTTTTCTTTTTTGGACTTTTTCTTACGAACTTCTTCGAAAACTTCATAGATAAATTTAGCCATTAGATAAATTCCTCAACACATTCAATTAACATTTTACATTTCTTATCTATAAGATAAGGAAGCACTTTGCCTTTATTCGGCCATGGATCTTGTTCATTGAAACTACTTAGAATAGCCTCTTTAAGATGTTTTGGTGTATTTGTAAGATCGATCAGAGTTTGATTCCGTTGGTAATTACGATACCATGATGCAGCATAGAGTAATTCTCCATCATGTAGATCCTCGACAATTGCCTCCATCTTTTTCTTTGTTACTGGGGTCTGACGTAACCCTTCGACGAATACATTATCATCGCTTAGCACGTTTGGTACACCGTCTCCGGCGTCTCCACGAATGATGTGTGTCTGTAAGTGTAACCGTGGGTTTGGTATATCAATGAACTTTTTGGTCAGTGGAGAGAACTGACGAACATTATCAAACCTTTGTAATTGGGCAAAATCTTTGTCTGCCGAAATAATCATTACTGGTTCATAGTTACCAAACTCGGCCGTATTTTCTGATAGAGTTCCGATAACATCGTCGGCCTCACAACCATCAATACGAATTACTTTGTAGGGAAAATATTCTTTGAGTTCCTCACGGACCGCATTGAGGATACGAAAGGCCTCGTCCCAGTTAAAATCTGATTCGTCACGACCTTTTTTACGACCGGCCTTGTATTGTGGGAATGCTTCTCTGCGCCAGTTATTTGGAGCATCTGCAGCAATAACCACTTGGCCATATTCTTTTTGAAACTTGACCTTATACATACGAATCGTGTTAAGAATCATATGGCGGATCATATCTTCATCATTTAACCTGTTGGCCATGATGTTACCAATGGCAATACCATTGTAGTCCATTATAATCATAAATTATCCCATAAAGTTATCAAAAAGATTTATAACGCTTTGAATATCGGATTCTGCAACCTGATATATCAAATGGTTTTTACGGTCACCAACTTGTTCAATAGAGTCTGTATAACCCTCAGATTCTAAGAATGTCAATAACTGCTTACTGTACACTTCAAGGTTATTTTCTTTAGAACCACCCCAAATAGAAAATTTGACTTGACTGACAGTATTCGTTACGGCCTCACAATAAAAGCTCATAGCCATTGATCGACGTGTAACAGATTCTATGTAAACATTACCACTTTTAATAGTAAACTGGCCCATACGATTTTTTAATTTATCATAATTGGTCGTGTACCATTCTGGAAATGATTCGAAGTTATCATGCTGTTCATTTTGATATTCATTAAATAATTCACTAAATTTTGCCATAACAAAGCACTCCTTGTAGTGTCCAGAGACACGATTATCAATAGGTTCATATTTTGAAATAATAAAAGATTCTAATAAAAATGATTGCCAGTCATCTTTATTTTCAAATCGTTCGAGGTTTCTGGCCACAATATAGAGTTTATCAACATCGTAACCTTTTGTTTTAATGTGTGATAAACCACGGCTACCATTGCCTTTACCACTGTAAAGCCATTGGCCGTTATCATTAATATATGCATAAACATATTGGCCAAGAGATTTAAAAAAATCTGCACTACCAATAGTTGGTTTATGTGGCATTGTCACGATAGGAAATTCGTCGAATAGACTCATAATGTAATTCCAATATCAAATTATGGTACTATTATATCACAAGCTCGGGTAATGTAAACACTTTTTAAAAAATAAAAATATGTTGTACATTAATCATTTAAGGATATATCTTTAATGTGCTTTGAATGTATTTTACAACCAATGAACTCGTTGTAATATTCTTCTTTGAGGAGAACATCGTGCTCAAACTGGAGTTTTGCTTCCCAGTAAGAGCACTCGCCCTTTGTTTTGCAGAATTTTAGAATCTCTCGTTTATAGTTATCCTCACCTTTGGACTCTACTAGAGATTGTACTTCTTTACTGGACCCGAAATAATTACGCCAGTCTGATTCGACACGAGTCCGAACACGGCGTTTCCGAGTTTTAGTAACAGGCAAGATCTTTGGTTTCCAAAAGAATTTCTTGCCGATGTATTTCTTACCGGTATCGAGCTCCGTGATTTGATACACAAAGCCTTGATATTCTTCCGGTGTTTCTGTAAAAGATTTATTTTCATATAACCATGTCATGTGGTTATATATCAGTTTCAGTAATATCTTCTGGTATGGTTCGTCGACCACAACAAGGGCAGAATTCAACTTCCACCCCTTCTTCAATCACAAGATGGGATTCGTTATCACATTCCTCGCACATAATACGATATTGCTTCACGCCACATTCTCCCATCCCCAGTCGCCTTCCATACCGACTACTGAATATTCTGTAACACGCTTTTCAAAGAAATTATCATGTGACGCACCATTCAGAACCCAATCCAACCAAGGTAATGGGTTATCTTTGGCATTGAATTTAGGTTTCATACCAAGCTGTAGCAATCGTCTATCGGCGATGTGGCGAATATATTGCTTAACTTCTTCCTTGCTGATCCCTTGAACCTCATGGCCATTAAATGCCAATTCAATAAATCTATCTTCAAGTTTTACAGCATCTCTTGCCATTTGATAGATCTGTGATTTTAATTCATCATTAACAATACGAGGATGTTCTACACAGAACTCACGGAATAGTTTTGCATTACCTTGGACGTGTAATGTTTCATCACGAATAGACCATTCAACAATGGTACCCATACCTTTCATCTTACCGAAACGTTGGAAGTTGAGTAGCATTACGAATGATGCAAAGAGAGACATTCCTTCATTAAAAACCGATTGCGCCAGAGCGAGGGCAAGACCGGTATGGGAGTTAGTATCGCCATTAGACATAAAATCAATCTTATCGGCCATTTCTTTATATTCAAGGAACTTATGATATTCTTCATCTGGCAAACCCAACGTATCATTCAATAATGCATATGCTCTTTGATGGACACCTTCACGTGATGCAAAGGAGGACAACATATTACGAACTTCATTGTTTTTAAACTTAGGAATCAAAAACTCATGATAGTTCTCACCAACCTGGACATCAGATTGTGTAAAGAGACGAAGTACCTGAGTAATAAATTCCTTATCACTCGTTGATAACTTTGTTCTCCAGTCTTGGACATCCTCAGATAATTCTGCCTCGTCCTCAATCCAATGAATCTCCTCATGCTTTTTAGTCATTTCGACTGCCCAAGGATATTGGAATGGTTTATATGTTTGTGATATTTGTAGTAGTGACATTTAACCCTCGCAAGCTCTACATTCTTCTGTTTCTGTTGTATTAATTGTTTGATTTAGGAATGCCATAAGTTCATCGTAACCACCCACATAACTTCCTTCGATGTAAATCTGGGGGACAGTCTTCACTTTACGACCAGTTACTTCGGCCGCAGTTTTACCAATTTCACTCAAATCAATGTATTCGTATTGAATTCCTCTTATTGATAATTCATCCTTTGCCGCAGCGCAGAATGGGCAATTTGCCTTACCGTAGACAATAGTTCTCATATCGTCTTGGAGTGCAACCCTTTCAACCTTCTCTGATACATTCTCAGCTCGAGATTTAGCTTCCGTACGAAGATAATATAATCCCTTAAGCCTTTCCTTCCATGCTTTGACGTGTACCTTATTAACATAAGATTTTTCCGCACCGGCGGGGAAGAATAAATTAACCGACTGGCCCTGGCAGATAAACGGTTGTCGATCTGCTGCATGTTGTACGACCCAATTCTGATCAAGTTCCTGCGCAGTCTTAAATATCGCTTTTTCGCCTTCGGTGAGCTCGGGCAAGTGTTGAACCGATCCCTTATTAGTGATAATCGATGTCCACGTTGCTTCATTATTGATTCCGTGACCATTAAGGATTTCTTCAAGGTATTTGTTCTTTACAAGAAACGACCCTGCACGAGTTCTATGGGTGTACGCGTTAGCCTTGAGTGGCTCAATGCTTGGGCTTGTGGAGAGGATAACTCCAGAAGATGCATTGGGTGCAATAGCAAGTAAATGAGCGAAACGTAAGCCTGTACCAAGTCCATCAGGATATTCTCCTCGTGATAATGCTAATTTTTCAGATTGAGCAACAGCTTTTGCCTTAATCTGAGAGAACACAACTTTATTAATTTCTTGAGCTTTTTCAGATTCCCAAGCGACTCCGTGTTTATGGAGTAGTGAGTGGAAGCCCATCGCTCCCAGACCAATCGATCGTTCTCTGTATGCACTATTGCGAGCACGCCCAATTTCATCTGGTGCATTTTCAATAAAGTACTCAAGTACATTGTCCAACATCGTGACGAGATCCTCGACAATGGTGGTATTTTTCCACTCATCGTAGAACTCCAGATTGAGAGATGATAGACAACACACCGCAGTACGGTCAGCGCCGGTAGGTAGATGAATCTCATTACATAAATTCGAGCCATGGATTTTTAACCCCAAGTCTTTTAGTGATTGTGGCAAATGTTTATTTGCTTCATCAATAAAGTTCAAATATGGTTCACCTGTACGGAATCGTACCTCGATGATCCTTTCCCATAGTTTTCTGGCATTCATTGTCTCGGCAACTTCATCTGTTGCCGGATCTCTGAGTTCCCAGTCTTTATTATCTAT